CCTTTTTCTTAGATTTTCCAATATTTAATTTACCTTTTTTAAATTCACGCATTACCTTACTGACTTTGTTTTGTTTTTTGTCAGTTGTTTTACCAAGTTTTGATCTGTTAATAGCCATTAAAATAAGGTTCCTCCTTGTAAAATATAACGAACTCCAAACCCTAAATCATACTCAGGTAATTGTGTAATTTTATCTATCGTAGCCCTTTGTTGTTCTGTCATGGAATTATACAAAGCTGTGAGGTCTTGTTGAATTTGTTCTGGAGTTCGTTCAGGTAACCCACTGTCACCAACTTGCTCTTGTGGTGGTTTTGCAGATGCAACTACAGCTTCTGTTTCTGGTCCGCCACGTGTGCCCTCTTGTGATTCTGAAGCCGTTGAGACGGCAGGACCTGAGTAAGTAGCTCCAAATTGATCGGCAACAGCTTGTGCCGCATCAGCGTCAACAGTGTAACCTTTTACGTTATCCGCTGGACTATAAAGAGCATCATAAAAAGATTTTTCAAAAGCCACTCTATCCTGTTCATTTTCTAAACCATAATTATCAGTGTTAAACCCTAGATGTGTGCTTACACCTTTAGGACCAAGAAACCCGGTGCCTATGGTTTCACCTTGTTCATTAAAGCTAGGGCGAAAATTAAGCATACTTAACCCTATCGAAGTTGGACCAATAGTGGGCATACTAAGCTGTGCATATTGTCCAAAAAGTCCAGGACTCTTAACAGCCTCTTCTAAAGTGCCTACCGGATTTGTAACCGCTCCATAAACAGCTGATGGTATGCCAGCTATTGCCTCACCTAAATTTGAAAAATCTTGTGCTATCGCCTCACCAAGACTTAAACCTAAACCCTTTGACGTATCATCAGCATCATCATCCGTTGCTTGAGCAAAAGCCTGAGTTAAACCTAAACCAAGATTGGGTGCAAACGTGGGACTCACTGTTGGTATTGATGCTAAACTGGGGGTAAAAGGTGTCGAGAAGGGTGATTTCTTTAATGCATCAATTCTTTGTTGAATACTAGCTAGTGTTGGTGTTGTTGGTTTGTTTGGATCTTCTTTTAAACCCATTTGCACTGCCATTTGGTTTAAAGATGGATTATTTACTATAGCAGCTTGAATTGCAGGGTCTTGACCAAGACTTGGGTTCATTCCTAGTGCAGTCTGAGCTGCTCCAAAACTAGGTGAGTTAGGATTGGCGAGAGCGGCTTCAAGAGCTGCATTAGAAAAAGGTGTGTCTTTTGATAAAAACCCCGCACCAAAACCAACCTGTTCACCCTCATCTCCATACGTTACCGGGTTTCCGTATTGATCCACAAAACCGGTTAAACTTGGATCAATCTCAGGTCCACTATCATCTTTACCTTGAGGACCTTGCGGGGCTGCAAGTCCCCCTGCACCAGCTGGCCCAGTTGGAGCAGTGGAGGTGCTTACCATGCCACTGCTTCTTAAACCTTTTAAACCACCTTGGCTTTTGTTGCCACCATCCGGGCTGCCACCGCCACTAGCTGGACCTTCATCACCGCCTCCATATGCACCTAATCCCCTATAGCTTCTTATACCCGCTTTTGTCATCTCACCAGAGGCACCTTTTGACTTTAATAGATTAGCTTCTGCTGGTGTTATGAAAGCAAGCTGGTGTCCTTTGGGAGCAGCTTTATTTAATTTTTTTCTAGCTTGTTCATAGGATATTTTTTTGTCAACAGCCATTATTCCTCCTCTACTACGGCTGCTTTCATGTCTTTTACCCCTGCTTTTGCAAGTGAAACAGCCGCCCTAAGCTTCTGGTGCTTGTCATTTTCATCGATTTTTTGCTCTGCGATATCCTTGTTTTGTATCAATCTGAGCCTGTCAATCTCGCTTCTTTCCTCGTCTGCATCGCGTTTTCTTTGCTCTTCTCGTGCTCTAATTTGCACTTCATCAGCTTTTAAACGCAATAATGGGTCATTATCTATCTGGTTTAGCACCTTTTTCTCCTCTTCTAGGTACTCTGCAGTGGTTTCAGCTATCAAAACAGACTTTCTAGACTCAATTTTCTCTGTAATTGACTTAACTTGCTGTTGCATAGCCATTATTTGTGGGTTTTGTTGCATCATTTGTGGATTTTGAGCCCCCATCTGTTGCATTTGCATTGCCATTTGCTGAATTTGTGCCAATTCTTCCTTATATTCAAGCTGAACTTGCTCTTGAGCCATCAAACTTATGTGTTCTAGTATGTTTTTTTGCACTGCAACCAAAATTGGTGGGTTTGTTCGTGCAATTTGCGTGCCCATGAACGATAAATGCGCTTTCATGTGAGCTGTATGGTCTTGTCCAGGAAAAGCTTTGAAAGGTTTTTGTGCTAAAGCCATCATATGCTCTACACTTGGGTCCATTGGAGCTGCCGGTTGTGGTGGTGGTAGTAGAGAATCTATATTTTTTACACCCAACGCTTCATACATGTCACGATAAGCATTGTACAAGTTGTGCATCTTTGGATTTGACATGGCCATTTGTAATTGTGTTTGTGCCATTGTCAGTCTTTGTGTTTGTGAGAATATGTTTGGATCTGCAACAGGTATGATATCCACTCTTGCATCAAAGTCTGTTTGTTTAATCTGTCTCTGTCCACCCACAACATCGTATGGATAAACAGGTGGTAGATAGATTGCAAAGACTTCACCGATAAGCATGAACTCTTTTTTCATCGCTGCATATAATCTTTTGTGTATTGCAGACATAACCCGCGAGCCACGTTCCAACAATGCAACAGTCGTGCCTACTGCAGCGCTTTGATTGCCGTCACCGACTTGCATGTCAGCTATGCTTGCAAAACGTTGTCCCGCATTGACAACAACACCCATAAGTTGAAGAAGCGTGTTGTCAGGACCTTTGTAAGGTAGCATTTGGAACGCACCTTGAAGAGTTCCACCAGGGGCATCTACATCACGAAACTCACCCGGCTGCAACGGTTGAGCTTCATCACGAACTCTGATGCCTCGCATCTTGAATCCGGCTGGTAAATTAGACAAGGTTCCGGCGTCTAAGAGTTGTCTTAGAGCGGCTGTAGCAGTTCTTGATAAACCACCGATCATATGAATTAAACCAAATCCATAGAAGCCTAGTCCTGGTAGGAATTTAAAGTGAACGAAATAATCTTTTCGTTTTCTTAGTGGGTCACCCTCCACAAAGTTTTTTCTAATTGATAAAACCTCAGAGCTGCTTTCTTCAATGGTCACTATGTATGGAAGCTTGATACCTGTAGGCTCTCCATCAGCACCCATGTCTTGAAAACCGTCTAAGTCTAAATCAACATGACACTCTAACAGTGTGAATATTTCATCTTTGTTTGTGGTTGATACACCACCTAAATCTTGTTTCTCTTCTGTAATTTCATCTTCATGATAAGCAGGTGTGCCTAACTCTACGTCTTTATAAAAACCACCGACTTGTAGTTTTCTAAGTTCGTTGGCGTTCATTTTAATTACATGTATGATTGCCTCTGCATCATCTAATGATGATGAGTTATAAGGCACAACCAAATCCTCTGCAGGCACAAACTTAGATACGCATCTGCCCATCGCTTGGTCGTAGTAAACTTTTTTAAATGTAGAACCAGCAAGTGGTAAGTTAAATAACATTTGGTCAAACTCAGGTTCGTATTCTGGCATCTCACACATAAGTTGATAATTCATGAATTCTTTTACACGCTCTGCTTGGTCTTCTTTTTCTTTTGTATGTTTACCCATGATGCGTGTTCTAACGGGTCCGTTTGCAGGTAATAGTTCTTTGTATGCTAGTGCTTGAAACTGTGTGACAGCCTCAGCCAATACTGGGTGTGTTGCACCACTTGCACCTTGAAAAGGTTCTGTTCTGTCTTCGTATTTAAAACCAAGTAGGTCTAGCCCTTTGATGTATGATTGCTCCCAATCATCTCTTGATGATTTATATTCTTGATAGTCACCAATTAAATCTGAAGCCAGTGGATCTAAGATGTCATCCTCTAATAATTCAGCTAAGTTTGCGTTGGGATCACCAACTTCCATTGCCATTGCAGCAGGATCAAAATCTATCTCTACTCCGCCGTCTTCTGTTGGTTTTACTTCTATTGGTGGTTTTTGTTCCGCCAATGGTACTTCTAGTGCCGCTGCATCTGGTTCAACAACCATTTTCGATCGTGTTGGTTTTTTAGGTGCCTCGAATAATCCTTTGTCTATTGCCATTATTTTCTCCTCTTAAATAAACTGCCAACGCCTACTGCGCCACCGTTTGCAAATTTTAAATGATAACCATCTCGATAAAGAGCCTCTATGACATCATCAGGAACATCTTCTGGTTCTATCCCCATGTTGTATGCAAAGTCCACTCTAATTTTTTCTTTGTCAATTTCTTTCATCATTTGAGATTGTGTTCGACCTTTGTATCTAGGGTCATCCATAAACATTTGTTCAACCTCATCGATGGTTCTTTTATCTTTTGGTGTATCTATTCGTCTTGTTAAATCTGTGCCCTCGTCTCTGATTACGTTTTGCATTTGTTTTACGTCAGCTATTTTGTCCGGTGCTTTCATTCCCATCTTTGCAAAATATTTTCCTAAACCTGTAAACAAGCCACTCATTGCGTGGATCCTACCACCCTCTGCTTTCTTTGTTGGTTTTGGATTTGGCATGTATTTTATAAGAGGTATGACTTTATCGTCTTGAACCATTTGCATTAACTC